CATACGAGATATATCAGTGTGACTGGAGTTCAGACGTGTGCTCTTCCGATCTCACCCTTTTCCCCATCGACTATACAGACCCATGAATAAGTATGCACTACAGACAGCACGTTTACACCCCGCTTTGGTAGAGCACCATCTTTGCGCTCTCTCCGACCCGCTCGCTTCGCTCGCTCCCTGCAAGCACACATTTTGTGTGTTCCCTATGTTACGCTCGCTTCGCTCGCTCGCCTGAAACCGCTCGCTTTGCTAGCACTTCTAGACGCACCTGTTTTGGCCCCTCCCTAGCATTCACTCGTTTCTCTCGTACCTGTGCATGCAACAAAAAGTGTATGTTCTGTACAAGCACAATATAATGTGTATTTACACAGACAAAGAAAAGCACCCCACCCGAAGGCGAGGTGCTGTTTCTTGAGTGTGAGTGTGAGTGTGCGCTGTGTGTGTGTGTGTGTGTGTGTGTGTTAAACTTTCTTCGTAGAAATAACAGTAGGAACGCCCTTAGCGTTCAAGTCAGCAGCGTACTTTTCAGCATTCTGCTTGCTCTTGAAAGCGCCCGTCTGAACGGTGAACAGTTCGCCATCAGGAGCAACTGTGTCCTTGCCACCCTGCGGCTTCGTTCCGGCATCATAGAACGATTGAACAGTCTTTTTGAATTCCTCCCAGCTGTACGGCTCGCCCTTGCGGATACGGCGCGGACAATCCTTTCCGCTCCAGTGGTTATGTTGCACCACGTTTGCAATAGGGATTTTCCAGTCAGACATTAGCCGAGCTGTAAGCTCCGCAGCATTGTCCGTAGCCTGGCGCAAATTGCTTTCAGGATTCTCGCAAATCTCAATTGCAATGCTCTGCAAGTTGCCAATGCCCCTTGCACCGTCTCCGGCATGCCACGCGATTTCCGAATCAGGAATCAGCCGGATGATTTCGGAATCGTCCACCACGTAATGATACGAAACACTCTTGTTCTGTCCACCGTTCACGGCCATATAGCTAGCGTGACTACGTGCGCCCGCGCCCTTGCCCGTGTTGGCGGTGTTGTGAATCGTGATGAATTTAGGCCACATCGCACGGCCTGGTCGCGCGGCTGTCCCCTTTCGGATAAAGATTTCTGTGAGTTTAACCATTATTTACCTCCACTTTCAAATTTATAAAAACGCATAAGCGAATTTATTAACATCAATCTCGAACACATTCCCGCGCTTCTTCACGCGCTTAACTTCGCATTCAAGAATCCTTGTCGGGATTTCACACGCCCTTGTGTAAAAGCGTTCAGCGTAACCGTTATCGGTTTCAAGGCTAATCATAAGAGCGTCATAGCCTGCAAGGACATCAACTAAATTTTTTCAGCAACATTTTCATACCTCTTTCTAAATATCATCAAAATCTTCAAAATCGTCGAACTTATCATTTTCATACACAGGCCACGCTATAAAGAATGGGCATTCATCACATGTTACAGTGATATCATCCTCATAGTAGCAGTATTGTATGCTGCACATTTTAACCTCCTATATTTTCAGCGATTTTACATCGAACAATCCCACATCCATTGAAACAATCCCGTTGTAGTTCGCCCAGTACCCAGAATCCCAGATTTCAAAATGGTCTAGTGCCGGGTAGTTTGAGCGATAAAAGCGGCTGTTATTGAAGTAAACCCAGCCGCCGCCATCGTTACTTGTGGGGAATATTCTCACCCGGCCATCTGAGAACAGTACAGACGAAAGCACCAACGTCCATTCATCTGTCGGTGTAGGACCGGGAGGCGGGGCAGGTGGAGTGCCGCCCCCACCACCGTACACCGTTTCATAAGTGCCAACGGCGTTCGGTATTCCTGTTATCAAAGAGGGGTCTTGCAGCGTTCCCCACGCTGTTGCCTGATACTCAACGTGAACATGGGGCCCGCTGCTGTTGCCCGTGCTTCCCATGACGCCGATAACGTCTCCCGGAGCCACGGTATCGTCAACCGCCACGCTTCGGCTTGCCAGATGACCAAATAAACTGCACGAGCCGTCCGAATGCTGAATCTGCACAAAGTTCCCGTAACTTGCATTTCCTCCGCTGCCAAACTCTGACCGCAACACCGTGCCAGCCACCAGAGCGCGGATATAAGCAGGGTTCGTGTACACAACAATATCTTGCCCCCGGTGCGGGGTTCCGTCGCTGTACGACGGCCATGTTGCCGTGACCTTTACAGAAGTGCCACTTGTCAAATAAGTGCTATAAGCCATTTCATCACCACTTTACAAAGAATGTTTTCTTAACCATTGCTTCTAGCTCCGCTTCCGTGCGGCTCGTTATCTCTCCCGCGTCATGGATAATGTTAAGTGCGAATACAAGCTTGTTCGCAAGGATGAAGTTATCTTCCATGTGCACTTCGTCTTTCGGAAAGAAACGTTTCAGCATCTCATATTGAAGATACCAAGCGTCAATGACTTTCTTCTTTGCCATGTTAAATCCTCCATTTCATGACTTGCATGATGTTGTTTTTAATGTTCATCGTCTCAAATCGTAGCAAGCCTTTCTCGAACGGCTCCACTACCCATCGTTTGAACATCGACTTGTTAGCGGTCACGAGCAGCATGTTGGGTTTATGGTCTTTCGTTGTCAGCGCGTAGGTGAAAGCCGAGGGGTCATACTTTTCAGACACCCACACAATCCCCTCCTGCATGTCTGCCCAGACGCCGAGATTTTGTCCCATATAAACTAGCGTCATAAAGGTACGGGCGTTCTTGCTTCGCGGCTCTATGAATGTGTTATCGTCAAGGTAGAAAGCGTTGTTGATGATATGTTCTCCCTCGCTCGTCCCCATCACTAATTGTCCTAGCCTTGTAGCCTGTTTTGCTTTTACGAATTCCGGGTTCACAACGTTCTCAACAAGAATGAGATTGTTCTTTCTCCATATCTCGCCCGGCTTCGGCATTTTCAGGTCATAATTGAGGAAGTAGGGGTTTGTAATCGAAATTGCGTTCGCCATACAGAAAACCGTTACATTATCACGCATTCGGATTATCGTCTCAAGCTGGTTTGTGAAAGCAGATATTTCATTCTTCAAATAACGATAGCTGCCAACCTCTATCAAAAATTCGTCAAACCCTATCAGGGTAATGTCGGGATAGCTAATCGACTTTTTGCCTGCTGCCGTGCTAAGCGAGAATGACTTTCCCGCTACTTCGCCGTTGATGAGGAAGTACCCGCCTTTTTCCTGTAACTCCAAGTCGGGAAACGCAGGGGCGATATCGTCAAAGAAAGTCGGGAGCGTGCTGTCAAGCTCTGTTTGGTAGCGCCGGATATAGGCAAACTGCCCTTTTCCGTTCATGAATCTCTCAATTGCCATTTTCTTGAAACCGTATGTTTTGCCGCCGCCGCGGTTTCCAACGATGAAGTTAAGAAACCGATTATAGGACATGGTGCGGCGCATATCCCAGAATATATTTGAATCCATCTAATAACCTCCATTGACACCGAAAGAGGGAAACGTCAAGTTTGTTAAACCCTCGCCGCACCCGCGCGTTTCACCGCGTAACTCCGGGATTATTGGTAACGCTTCTTTCTCTTTCGGGCCTAATACTATTATACCACTACTTTATGGTAAAGTCAACATCTTTTAATATCGCGCCGCCCTCAACATTATTATGCAGCAATTTTCCCTTAAACGCTTCGCCCGTCCGGAAATTTTCCCAAGTCACATATTTGTAACAACCGCTGGACATTCCCGCGCATGTCACTTTCAGGAAGGTTTTCACTCCGTCAAAAATCGTGCATCGGCTTCGCGTCTCTTCATCGGCGAACAGGCTATCATATTCCTCATCGCCTACGATTTCAGCTTCACAATAGCATTTCTGGTGTAAAAACTTCCCTGCTACAAAGTCGCTTTCGTGTGCCCACTTGCCCAGCTCGGTATCTGACGTTTCTATAATCGTCTCCACGTCCTCAACGGGGAGCAGGGTGTGAATGCTGTCTGTGTCGCTGTAGATATACATGTCTTTTCCGTATTTCTTAATGCTCAAATCCTTGATAGCCTGGCTCGCCCGGATAGTAACCTCTCGGGCGTATGCTGTGATAAAAGCGCCAACCGGAACATATATCGGCTCTCGTTCTTCCTCGGGGCCCAGCGTGTACTTTACAACGCTATTCAAGCGGTCAAGGTACGGTTCTTTGCTTTGCACTTTAGGATTCAAGCTGAATTTACCGTACAGGCTGTTCAGCATCAGCTTCGCCAATGACCTCATGGCCGCATTCTTTGTTTTCGTGCTTTCAATTTTAACCGCTGTCCACTTATCAATATAGTCTTTGAAAAGGTCATTCGCACCCATGAATTTAAAGCCGTCAAGATACTCAATGTTGTAAACTTCGTATTGTTCAAAGAACAGTTTGAGGTCAACACTTGTCAGGGTCATTTCAACGATTTCGTCCCCGCTGTCTGAAAGATACTGCGTGGGGATGAAAGCCAGATTCCCCTTTAGCTGAATTGTAGGGATTTTCCCCGGCTTTAGCTCGAACTGGCACTTTATCCTCTGGACGTAAAGAGGATACAACACATCTTCCTGATACTTTCCGGTAAACCGCTTCGGCACACCGAAAGGCATCATCTTATAATACATAACAGAGGGATACAGGCTGTTAACGTCGAATACATGACCCTCAAAAACTTCTTTCTCCGCGAATGCCGGGTTAAGATAGGTGAATCCACCCTTGTATGCATAGCGGATTTCCTTATCGTTCTCCGGTACGGGGAACATCTTTTTAAATCGTTTCTTTCCGAATATCGTTTTAAAGTCGTGAAAGGCGTTGCTGCCAGACGTCATCTTCTTTAGTCCCTGCTTGAACAGGACAGCTAGCGCCATTGCAACTATTTGAACATCGTTTCTTAAATAATCAACTTCTTCTTGCGTGAGTTCGTGCCCTACTGGTCGCTCTGCCTTGTAGTCTATTTCGCCTTTCATTATCGGAAGCCCGAAACCCTTTGCAATCTGCTTTACGCTGAAATTCAGTATTTTCAAGCTATCCAAAAAAGTGGCTTCTTTCTTATCATCCCTGCCGCCATCCTCAAAGCATACTGTGATACTGTAAAACATGCCCATGTCGGATATTAGCGTCTTAAATTGTCCTTGCTTTAGATTCCTGTTGTCTGTCCACTCGTACCCGTGAGTAAAGAGGTAGAACAGAATAAACTGGCCATCGAAACGCAAGTTGTGGAAATAGAGCGTATGGCTTTCTTCGCTGCCAATCAGCCAATCGAAAAGCCAATCTATGCTGTTACCGTATATGAAATTGTCAGGATTCGCTATTTCACACAACCCTGTCGCCCACACTCTGGCGGGCGCTTCTGTTGTCGTTTCAAAGTCAGCTGTTAGAATCATACCCGTATTGTCCCCATCTCGCAAGAATTCTGTCCAGGAACATTTGTTGCTCATAGTATTCGCTAAGATAAAGTGTGTCAATGTGTAAAAGGGGGTCAGCGAAAACTGCATCATATACTTCTTGCCCTGTCATCCCCCTAATAGCGTCTTCCAACTTTCGGGCGGCTCTCTTCCCCATCTCATGTTCTGCCGCTTTCAAATAATTTCGCTTGTAGAGTTCGGACTTGTTGTACCGGTCTGCATCTGTGTCAAGTCGGCTGATAAGGTTAACAAACCTCTTTATGTCCTTGTCAGACTTATTCAGCGGGTTGTAATCTATCGGGTCAAGGTTCTGTCTCTTTATCTCTGTTTTTGTAGCGTTTGTGTTTCCCTCTTTCCGCGCTTCTTCTGCCCGCTTTGCTCTGGCAGAGTTAACATGCTCAACACCCTCTTGCGCCCTGATTAAATCCAGCTTTGTTGTGATGCTGCTTTCCGTAGGAACGAAAGTGAAAGCGTCCGGCTCGGCAGCGTGCGAGACTGACCGCATGAAGTATTCCAGGTCATCCTTGCTTGCGATATTCTTCTTAACTTCCCCTAGCACCAGCTTATCCGGTAGGTACTGTGCCAGATGGGCGGGGGCGGTCTGTGCCGCCCTCTCCACTGCCCGATTGAATCGTTCTACAGCGTTTCTGACGTCTTTCGCGTCACGTTCTCGCCCTGTAAAGTAACTTCGGTTTGCCACAAAATAACCTCCTCACCGGCGCGGATATAACAACCGCGCTTCTCAATTTGAAAGTAGTAAGACAAAAGTCCCATTGTTTCGTTGTGCACTTCAATGCCCAGCAGGTTGGAAAGTTTCTTGTCGATGTTCTCGATATGCTCCTCCACTCCCAGAAGATACCTCTGCAAGTTGCGCAAGCTGGAAAAACGCAACTCAATTTCCTTGTCAAGGTCTCCCGTGTTGAATATGAAGATGCTTTCCCTCAAGTCGTAGTAGATGCCGTTTCGTGTTGCACCCATTATAGCCCCTCCTTATTTGCTCCCGCCCACTGTTCAGCCATGGCTTTTGCAATGCCGGGGAATGTTTTACTTCTCAGCTTCGCCCTTTCTGGACTAGGGGGGGAGATAATGCAATCTCTCACGCTTATTTTTAGGTAGCTCCATCATCTGGGCATAGACATTATTTGTCGGTTGTAACAATGGTAGCCCTTTCAGCCATAAACAGGTCTTTTTCTGTTCCATGTGACCGTATTCGTAAGGCTGTACTATCTGGCTCGGTTTCTTGTAAATGGTTGACATTATGCCTACAGGATTTTCGATAGCAATCCGTTCACAATCTGCGTTTACAAACAGCATAAAGAAGTCAATGGCCGCCTGTTGCCTACCATCCTTTCGTTTCTGTTCAAACCATGCCGCACCGCTGACCGCAAGATGAGTACAGGGAGGAAATGCGATAATCATGTCCCAGCGTTGTTTTAACAGCGGTGTTACATCTTCTTGCAAATGCCACTCTGGGTGCCCTCCGCTACAGGGGTCAATGTCGCAACTGAATGCTTCATGGCCTAACCTCCGAAGCTCTTTTGTCACTGCCTGGCTTTCTTCGCAAGCCACTAAAACTCTCATGGTTATAAATAGGCCGGGGCGTTTATTTACCCCGGCCATCTCCTTTCATTTATTCAGTGAATTTTTACTCGAAGTCGACAACCATAATTCTAGCGCCGACGCTGTCCCCGTACTTGTAGCAGCTAATGAAACCGGATTTCACGGTGATTTTGTTCATTCCCTCGTCAAAGTCTGCCAGGTCTACATTTTTTCGAAAATTAATGGTATAAAACATTCGACTTCCGTCAACGTCTTTCACACCGGTTGAAGCGAAACGCTTCCCATTTTTGCCCTCTTTAACCCAGAATACCAGCTCGCCTTTTACATCGAAAACGGAATCCACGTGCACTTTTTTCTCGGTGTTCTTATTATAAGCCATGTCAGTTCCTCTTTCTGCCCGTTAAGCCGTTAGCACAGCCGATAAAATTTATTTGGTCTGGTGCGGTTTACTCTTCGATTTCGGTTGCGATTCCAAGAAAGTCTTCAAGAGTGCAAGTGTAGGTTTTGGTTTTCGGATACAAGGCTTGAACAATAACTGTGCCAGTGAGTGCAAGCTCTTTCTTGATAATTCGCGCGGCTCTTGCCTTGTCTTTGATGACCTTGTCAAGGATAAACTCATCTTCCTGAATTAATGTAGGGACTGTGCCGCTCATGTCCCACTCAAGGAAATGTGCTGTGGTGCCTGTGACTACGGTGCGCGTAAACATGTTTCTCATTGCTTTGTCTCCTTTTATTTAATGTGGTGAAAAGACCACCAGAGGGCTTTCGCCCTTTCGCCGGGTGTTACAGGCTCGTCAGTGGAGTTCCCCGACCCTTTCACTGTTATTAGTATAGCATGATTTAAGATTGTTGTCAAGCATTTTCCTCAACTTATTTTCCGGATTTCTTCAAGCCTTTCTACAGGCACGTTCAGCAGTGCAGCGAGCATCTGCTGCATCCCGCGCCTTGCGTGAAGCACATTATTAGCAAGGATATAACCGCCATCATTTTTGAACACTTCATACTTAGCTGATTCAAGGTCAATCATTTTGAAGCACAACTTGATATCTGCATTACTCATTTTCGCCCTCCGTCTGTTCGCGGTTCTCAATGACAGCTTCCAGCGCTTTTTTACCGCCCGTAAGCCATGCCCTGTACATTTTAGTTGCAAACTGTTTAAAGTCTGCATCTTCCAAATCATCATATTTCAGATTCATTTTCAAGCACCCCATATTCAGCGCGGAAACAGTTGTTTCCAGCATTCTTTCTAAATAGTCGCGATTGATAAAGTCGTACGCTTCATCCAGCAGCGCAACAAACGCTTCATTACTCATTTTCGCCCTCCATCTGTTCACGGTTCTCAATGGCAGCGTCCAACGCTTCTTTGCCTCCTGCGAGCCATGCCCTGTACAATTCAGCTGCCCACTTCTTGAAGTATGACCGGTACAATTCAGCTGCCCACTTCTTGAAGTCGGTTTCCTCCCGATCGCCATAGTTTTTATTCATATTCAGTGCAGAAACAGATGTTTCCAGCATTCTGTCCAAATAGCCACTAACGATGAAATTGTACGCTTCATCCATCAGTGCAACAAACGCTTCGTTACTCATCGTACTTCACCCCCAGCACGTCAAAGACTTTCTCCATCATGTCGCGTTTGGCCTGTGCAATGCATAGCCGCTGGCTGCTCCATTGTTCTTGCAATGCCTTTTCCACGATATCGAGCCGGAGCTGATAGAGTGCTTGCAGTCGCTTCACTTCAAAAGTAGTCATTTATTTCTTCCTCCCGTTATTGTTCTGGTCTTTCGCAACCAGAAGCATTAAAATGATGTTTATAACCGAATAGCCAAGGAAAACCCAGCCCACGGCTTGGAGCGCTTCACCTGCTGTCATCCCTGCACACCCTCTTTCGGAATGCTGTGTAGATTCCACATATCGTCATTATAGTCAGGGTGCCGCATGATGTAATCAAACAGCGCCGCTTCTTTAACGTATTTCGGGTTTACTTGGTACCCGTTCTCCCGGAGGGCCCTGATAAAACTTGCCTTGTTTTCGTAAAGAAAGTCACACTTGAATCGGACTTTTCCGTAGCTGTGCACCATTGCACTGTAAGATTTCATTTTTCATTCCTCCGTCTAATCTCGTGTATCGTCTCGTTGTAAGCGATTATATACAGCATTCTGGTATTCTTTGGAAGCGTGCGGAACACTGAACGGCACTCGAAGATTTTGAATGAAAGCCGATTCGCCATTTCTTCCAGCGTGTAATCGTCATACGCTTCAAAGGTCAGCCGGGAAGCGTTCTCGATGAAATCATCAAATTTTGTCATTTTTCTTTCTCTCCTTTTCAGACAATCCGACGGCTGTAAAGTTCACGCGACAAATATGCAAGCGCATTCATAAGGTCGTCATAATCGTCTATCGTAACATCGGCTTTCAACAGCCACTTTTCAGCGCACGCGATTTTCTCATGGGTGTCGCAACGGTTTACAAGCCCCCAGCACTGGGAAAGATTCAGGGGATGAATTTCTTTATTAAGCATGATTGTTCCTCCGTTTCATTGTGTCTGTGTCTCTTTCAATGTCTGTATTATAGCATGTTCTGCACCCGATTGCAAGCCTTTTCCACATGAAATAGTGCACAAAGAATGCAAGAGAATTTTGGGTATTTTGCTTGACAACATCACTTTCCTATGTTATAATGTGTTATAGGGCAGGAGATTAATAAAGAAAGGGGCGATAAAATGACAGTGGATACCGTTATTCAACTAATTAACGGTGTTGGTTTTCCAATCGCTGCATGTATCGCAATGGGCGCTTACGTCATGTACGCAAAGAAAGCAGAAATCAAGCGCACAGAAGATGCAGGCGCGAATACGGAAAAGACACTAGGCGAAGTCAAGTCAGCCATCGAGAACAACACAACGGTTATTAAGATGCTGGTCAACATTCTTTTGAAAGGCGAAGAGAAAGGAGAAGACAAATGACAAGAGAAGAATTCATGGCGCGTCTTGAAACAATCTCCGGCGGCGGCGAGCCTGATAAGGTGTTCGGAGCCATGAATGAGATTAAGTCTTTCTATGATGAATATGAAACAAAGGCTGACCCCGAGAACGTAGTTATTGAGGGAAAAACCGCCATCCAGTGGAAAGACGAAGCGCTCGCAACGCAGGCGGCAATGCTTGAGCAAAACGATACTTGGAAGAAAAAGTTTCATGATACGTTCTTCTCAGGAGCCGCAGAAGTAAAAGAGGAAGTCAAGGACGACGTTAAACGAGACGGCACCGTCCAGACTTTCGCACAATTATTTGAAAGAAAAGAGGGCTAAATAATGGCTACTACTCCTAAAACTGGTTTGAAGAATCCCGACGGCGTAGCCGTCATGTCCGCAATCGTAAACGATGAAACGTCCCCGGTCTCCGCTGCTTTCCGTGCAGCTATCCCCACTCCCCAGCCGACAAATGAAAGCGTTCGTGCTATCGGCGCTATCATCAATCAGTATCCGGCTTTCCAGAATGAGTTTCTGAATGCTCTTGTAAACCGAATCGGTCGCGTTATCATCATGTCGCGTCTGTACGAAAACCCGTGGGCGATGTTCAAAAAGGGTTTGCTGGAATACGGTGAAACCATTGAAGAGATTTACGTCAACCTTGCGAAGCCTTTCACGTTCGACCCGCAGAAAGCGGAAACGACGGTTTTCAAGCGTGAGATTCCCGACGTGCGCGCAGCGTTCCACATTCTGAATTATCAGAAATTCTACAAGAGTACGGTTAGCAATGACCAGCTGCGCCAGGCTTTCCTTTCTTGGCAGGGTATTTCCGATTTGATCGGTCGTATCGTCGATGCTATGTACACCGCGGCGAATCAGGATGAGTTCCTGACAATGAAGTACATGCTGTGCCGCGCCGCTCTTAACGGCAACATGAAGGCAGTTAATACTCCGGCTATCTCTGCATCCAACATGCATTCTCTCGCGGCCACGTTTAAGAGCTATTCCAATCAGCTGGAGTTCCTGAGCGCTGATTACAACGCGGCTGGCGTTGACAACTACGCCACAAAGGATGAACAGTATCTTATTCTTTCGGCTGACGCTGACGCTATCATGGACGTTGAAGTCCTTGCAAGCGCTTTCAACATGGGTAAGGCAGAGTTCCTCGGTCACCGTGTGTTGATTAACTCATTCCGTCCGTCTGCTGGTGAAATTGCCCGAATGAATCTGCTGTTTGCGGATGACACGTCCGGCAACTACACGGCGTTCACGGCAACTGAATTGGAAACCCTCGGCACCATCACCGGCGCTCTTGTGCATCGTGACTGGTTCCAGGTGTATGACAACTTCTTCAACTTTACCGAACAGTACAACGGTCAGGGTCTGTACTGGAATTACTATTTCCACAAGTGGAGCACGTTCTCTGTGTCGCCCTACATGCCCTCGATCGCATTCACAAGCGCGGTCAACGGCGTTACCAGCGTGACGGTTTCCCCCGCTACGGCTACTGTTGCCGCAGGCAAAAGCTTGCAGCTGAAAGCTGACGTTGTGATTACCGGTCTCGCTTCCACGTCTGTTGTGTGGACTATCTCCGGTCAGGCCAGCGCTAACACGGCTATCAGCCCGACGGGTCTGCTGGTTGTTGATAAGGACGAAACAGCTGCAACCATCACTGTGGCGGCCACGAGCGTGGTTGACGGCACAAAGGCCGATACCTCGACTATCACCGTAAGCGCGTAAACATTATAGAGGAAAAAGCCCCGTCCTGTTTGTGGTGAGCAGGGCGGGGAATTTCCCAGAAAGGAGCCAACATGGTTTTTACACCTACGGGCACCGTTAGAGTGCTGAGGGGCGTTCCTCTGGATAACACGTACGAAAACACAATGGACTTTGCCGACAGAGCCGCGCAGCTTGCGTACTTTATCACAAAAGTAAAGTTCACGTTCACGAATCAGACGTACCAGAGAACAGAGGGAATTTTTAACGCCCCAGATGCTGCTGACCGATATTTCGACTGCAACTACCTCATGTGGCAGAATCCGGATTTCGGAAACAAGTGGTTCTACGCCTTTATTAATAAGGTAGAGTACGACAACCCCAGCAACACGCGGTTGCACTTTCAGCTCGACGTCATGCAAACCTGGCAATTCGACTGGAGCTGGCGTGACAGCTTCATAGAACGCGAGCACGTGTCGGATGACACGTTCGGAAAGAATCAGGTTCCGGAAAATCTGGAAACCGGCGAATACATCTATAACAAGGGTGTGGTTGCCGGGTACGGTGATGTTGTGACTTTAACACCCGGAATCGTCATGGGCGTGTCTGAACGACTTGACGGTGGAAGATCTGTTGCAATGCTCGATAACACTTTTAACGGCGTATCGTACTTCTACGCGAAGAAAGAAAACGCTGATGACATGCGCAACCAGGTTGAGAGGTACAGTGAAGCCGGAAAGGGTGCCGCGATTGTCTCGATTTTCATGTATCCGCTGGAGCTGCTGGGAATCCTTGAATCGTCTCCGGGCAGCGGGTGGATTGACACAGATACAACCCACCATATCGAGGGTGGGCAGTTGCTAGACCCGTTCGCTCCGATGGACGGAGTAACGCCGAAAAACAACAAGACGTACTGCTACCCGTACCGCAGCTTAGAGGTTTACGCAAGCGGAATGGGCGCTAAAGAGTACCGCTACGAGATGTTCAAATACTTTTCTGCCATGTTTACAGTGTTCAGCACACTCGGCGGCTCTGCTCCTATCGTAGCAGTCCCGAACAACTACAAGGGGCTTGACAAGGCGCTGGATGATGGAATACAGATGGCTCCTTATCCCACGTGTTCGTGGATTAACGACAACTACAAAAACTGGTACGCACAGAACATTCTCGGAATGAATTATCAAGTTTATGCTGGCGCGGCAAAGAGTTCAGTTAATGTCGTTGCTAATGCTTTACAAGGAAACATTGCCGGAGCGCTTGGGAGTGCTCTGTCGGTGCTTGATACCGTGGGGCAGAATCTTGTCAGCATGGAGCAGCACAAAATCATCCCGGACAGCGCACAAGGCAGCACGGCAAGCTCCGCTAGCTATTTTGCAAACGGACAGCACTATCTCTACATGTTCCCGCGCACTATCCGTCGTGAGTTCGTGCATCGTATCGACGATTACTTCACGATGTTTGGATACCGCGTGAACGAGGTTAAGCGGCCTAACACAAAGAGCCGGGAACGTTGGAATTATATCAAAGCCGGGACGGCGAACATCTTTGGCAGTATCCCGGTTGAGGACTTGGCAGAGATAAAGAGGATTTTGAAAAACGGCATAACGTATTGGCACACGGACGTTGTAGGAAACTACGGCGGCGAAAATAATATTGTATAGGAGGTGACACGATGCCTAAATACTCAAACCCCAGCTTGCAGCACAAACAATTCATGGAAAGTGCGCAGATGAATGACGCGACCTTTTGCGACTGGTTCTATCGTTTTCAAGAGCTGGCAATTAACATGTTCAAATGGAACGGTTTGCCAGACACGATTGATGAGCGTTTTCTCGAATACACGCTTTTCTGTGACGGAATGGCGATTTTCTTCAAAGATAAGGAAATGGATGACTTTCTCGCGCTTCAATGCATGATAGGCGGGGAGCTGAACGTTTATCGGATTCCCAAGTATCGCAGGGCTTACGCCGTGAACGGATACAACAAGGTTCTAGACCCGGATAACAGTGTTATCATCTTCAATAACTATCTCCGTCAGCCGTCTTTCCGCACGACACAGCTTTACGCACAGAGGGTTGCCGACATCGACCGCACGATAGACGTGAACGTTGCACAGCAGAAAACACCTACGCTTATCTTGTGTGAGGAAAGCCAGAAATTGACGATGATGAACGTTTACAAGAATTATTCAGGCAACATGCCTGTGATTTACGGTAATAAGGGCGGGTTCAAGGTTGAGGATTTCACTGTTTTGAAAACTGACGCGCCGTTCGTTGCCGATAAGCTTGAAGAATTGAAAAGAGTAAAAATAAACGAAGCAATGACCTTCTACGGCATCGAGAACGACAGCACACCGAAAAAGGAAAGAAAAGTAGGCGCGGAAGTCACAAGCAACCTCGGTGAAGTCGAAGCGCAGAGAACAATCATGCTGAACGGCCGCAGACAGGCGGCAAGGCAGATTAACGAAATGTTCGGTCTTAACGTGTCTGTTGAGTTTAACACTAATATGATTAACAACGTTCCCGTTGAGGAATATGACGGAGAAGAATATGTTGTGCGCCGCGAAGAAAACCTTGATTTGGAGGTGAGGTAGTGGCACGCTATACAGTTGAGTTGCATTCATTAGAGGAAGCGGGCTATGACTTGGGCTTGTCCGTTTACCCTATCTTTGATGAAGATTACCGGCCAATCTTAAATAATAAAATCATTGAGCACTACGCTTTTCGGGAAATAGGTCTTGAAACTCCTGCCCTGTTTGCAAGGTTTATGACCCGGAAAATGGGTGAGATAATGGTTTATTATAACCAGCTTTATAAGAGCGAGCTGTTACCGATTCAAGCTTTGACACGTATGGATTACACCGAAGAATATGACCGCGAGGGAAAAGCTGCCAGTGACAGCACAGCGCGGGCTGACGGAACGGGAAGTAGTCGAGATGTGTCAAGCAACACGCCGCAGGGACTTCTGTCAATGCCAAGCATTGAAAATGAAGTTTATGCTACAAACGCGATGATAGGAAAAACGACATCCGGTTCAACATCGTCGGCGAATAATACGACGGACAGCACCGACCACTATTTTAAAAAGATAGCTGGAAACAATGCTGGACGTACAGACGCGCAGATGCTTAAAGAATTCCGGGAAACGTTCCTAAACATCGACTTGCAAATTATTGAAGAGCTAGAGCCATTGTTCATGCAAATTTGGTAAAGGAGGGAATTAGATGCCATGCAAAGTTAAATTCCCTATAATCCCCACGGCATACGATGCCGATTTAAGCAATGAAGAAAAAATAATCATTTTAATGGCGCAAGTGCAGGAAGCTGCTGATACGCTGGCTCGGCACTCGGAAGCGTCGTACGAGTGGATAACGTTCTACGTTTCAACTCAATTATCGGTAATCCTGAATAGGCTGGACGAGCTCGGTGTAAGCGTTTCAGGCCGTTTTGACGAAAGCGAGACGGCTATCGCCGATATGGTGTCTCTTGTTTCTGCCTATATGGATAGAGTTTTTCTAGATGCGTATGAGAGAGCTAACCACCGCACAGATGAAATGGCCCGCCGTGTAAACAAGCACCTCGATTCTATCCACTTGGATGATGTTCCTCTCCGCAACTTGGTTACAGGCGAGCTTGACCCTGTTCAATTTATAATCAATGATTTGGCCGGACTACACCAGTCCGCGCCCACGGCAGAAGCGTTTGATGCTGCTGAATTAACAGCATCCGCATTCGATAACCGGAGCTTGAGTGCATTTGCATATGATTTCACGGGAATTTAAGGAGGTGATGAGATGTATTGTGTTCCCCCTATCCCCAGCATGACCCCGGCTTACGGTTCAGCTCTGACGTATGCGGCGCAGCTTTGCGAAATTGCAAAAGAGGTGCAGCGAATAACGGAAGAGATTCAAAAACTCCCGGGCGTAACAACAGAGTACGTGCAAGAGTACGTCCAAAGCCATCTTCTCCCGGTTCAGGCGCAGCTTGATGAATTAAGTCTTAGTGTTGACGTTCGGTTTTCTGCTCAAACTGCTCTGCTTCAACGAAGAGTTGACGAGTTGCGAGCTTATGGTGACACGCAGTCGGCCCAGGTTTATTTAAATGCTACTTCGTACACCCGTGAGACCGAATTGTCCCTTACCCGCCGAATCGATTCAACTCTAGCGCAGGGTGGCACTGTCCGAAGCCCTATCAGTGGCGATGTTATTACCGTACAGCAGGCACTTAACGAGTTGGCTAATTTGCATCAAGGAGGTATTTCTGCTGGCTCGTTTGACGCATTGGAGCTTACTGCTCAGGGCTTTGACGCAAAGAAATTGACCGCTTATAACTTTGACTATTCAGGCATTCCTGCCTAGAATATACAAGAAAAGGAGACAAATTATGCCTTTTACGAATAGTACCCCTAACTACGGCCTACCCCAGTATATCGCAACCGACAAGCCTACCTATCTCGGTGACGCAAATAGCGCTTATGCCACAATAGACACGCGAATGAAAGCTAACGCGAGTGCCGCTGCTAAGAATGAAAACGATATCTCTCTGCTTTCTGCTCGTGTAATGGCGAACGAGACAAATACTTCAATGAACACGGGTAATATTGCTACACTCAATTCAGCAATTGAGGGTTGGAATGTATCGCAATTAACTCCTGGCACAGCATTCTCAACTTCCCCTGCTGTTTACTTTAGCTCTAATAAGAAGCTGGGTCTTATGGGGTTTGACGGTTATTTGACTAAGGGCTCGGCAAATATTCTTACGAATGATACGTTGTTTGTGCTTCCGGAAGGCCATCGGCCCGCCTCTACTCAGTACTATCGCGGCGGTATTATTGGGGTTGGGACGAACACTTCTGCACTGGTTGCTATCACGATTGCCCCGAGTGGTATTGTTTCAGTTTACGGAATCACTCCTCTTTTTGGAGCTGGAAACGTCACCAGTTTGTTTCTCGAGCTTGACGTCCACACGGCCGGGTGGGGGACTGGTTTCCCTCCTGTCACTGCAATTTAACTCAATACAGCACCTCGCCTTCGGGTGGGGTGCTTTTCTTTGTCTGTGTAAATACACATTA